TGCCAATGCTTGTTACATTCAAAGCACCAATTCAAGCAACTTCATTGTCAGACAATGTTGCTACATTTACCACATTAGGAATTCATGAATTTACCGAAGGGCAATCAGTTGTCATCACAGGATGCGGATCACCTTACAACGGAACAAGAGTTGTGCTGGCAGACAATCTTGGACAATATACCTTTTCAGCATCGATCACTAACGCCGATATACTCGAGGCTAATGTCATCCCATCCGGAGTTGCTACCCTTTCTGGCGCATCAACTTATGTTGGAAACGCAGCTGTTCAGTCAGCCGTCTATACAGTTTCAGTCGAAGTTTTTCAAGCAAGACTTGCCGGTGGAGGACAAATCGAAGGAGTAGATTTCTCACCAACACCATTCAGAATGGGTCGATCACTTTTCAATAAGTGCGTTGGTTTGCTTGGTTCATATATTGACACCGAAAGCATGGCTCTCTAAATGCCTAATGAAACAATCCTTCAACAGATCCGGACACCTTTAGCAACCGCTTTATCAGTTGTCGCTGGAAATGTTTATTCATTTGTTCCTGAAACAGTAATTCCACCAGCTGTGGTAGTTGTGCCTGATTCACCATACCTAGAATTTGAAACAATAAGCAAAACCAATGTAAGAGCCAAAATCAATTTTACTATTTCAGTTGCGGTTGCCTATAACAGCAATCCTGCATCGCTCGACAACATCGAGCAATTAATCATAAGTGTTCTGGCAGTTATTCCGGTTGGATACATTGTCAGCTCGGTTGAAAGACCGACAGTTACTCAAGTTGGTGCATCAACGCTGCTAATCGCAGATGTTCGAGTATCTACCTACTACACGCAAACAATATAAGGAGAAATCATGGCAACAGTCGTAATTACCGGTCGTGATGTTGGTTTATCTTTCACAGGTGGAACAGATATTCAAGCACAAGCGACAAACGCAGTTCTAACCAAGGTCAATGAGCGTCAGGTTTATCAGACCATGGAAGGCGAGGCTTACAAGACCACAAACATTTCAGGAACATTCCAATTGGATATGTTGGCTGATTGGGGCAAGGCAAATTCAGTTTGTGAGGCTCTATGGACAGCTGCTGAAAGCGCACCAGATACAGATATCAGCATGACACTCACAGCTGCATCCGGAGCACAATTTGTGTTTCCAGTAAAGCCTGAGTTTCCAACCGCAGGTGGTTCAGGTGTTGATGCTCAGACAGTATCATTCACATTCACAGTATCTAAGGGCGCAGTAACCGAAACCTTTAGTTAAAAAATAAAACGGGAGCAAACAAATGAAGTTACCAATTACAATTGAATATAACTCAGGCGACCAAGCAACATACATTGCACAACCGCCTGAGTTTGCGAAATGGGAGAAACAGACGGGAAACATTATTGGTCAAATATCTGAGAAGTTGGGTATTTGGGATCTTATGTTTTTGGCTTATCATGCACATAAGCGAGAACTTGGTGGATCACAACCCGTCAAATCAATGGATATTTGGATGGAAACTGTCGCTGATGTGATAGTCGGTGATGCAGACCCAAAAGTCATCCAGAAGGAAGCCTAAATCGATTATTGGTTGAGTTAGCGATAAGCACTCAAATACCAATGAGCGAATGGGTTGAAGCAGAGGACATTTTAACAGCGATCGAGATATTGGAGCGAAGGAATGGCAAATGAAACAATCGCCTACAACAAATCCGATCTGCGTGATATTTACAAGGCTTTCAAACTTATGGACGATCAAGCAACAGAGGAAGCAAGAAGTCAATCTGCTGCTTTGGCGTATTTTGCATCAGAGGAAATTAAGCAGGCAGCTAGAGGCAGAGAAAAATCTGGCAAGGTTGCGCAAAGAGTTGCGGACGGAGTTAGCATCTCAAAGTCAAGCAAAATTGGTGAATTCCGTTATGGATTCGCAAGACAAAAGTTTTCAGGTGGTGCTACTACGCAAACCCTATGGGGTGGCATTGAGTTTGGTTCAAATAAATTCAAACAGTTTCCTAGTTATTCGGGACGGCAAGGTCGTGGATCTCGAGGATGGTTCATTTATCCAACCCTTCGCAGAATTCAGCCTGAATTGATTAACAAATGGGAAGCAAGTTTTAATCGCATTATTAAGGAATGGGTCTAATGGCAACCGGTAATCGCACCTTAAAGTTATCAATTCTTGCCGATGTTGATGATTTAAAAAAGAAGTTAGGCGAAGCTGACAAAGCGGTTGAAACCAATGCAAGCAAAATTGCAGAATTTGGAAAAAAGGCTGCTGCTGCTTTTGCGGTTGCTGCTGCAGCTGCTGCTGCCTATGGGGTCAAATTAGCCGTTGATGGGGTCAAATCAGCGATCGAGGATGAACAGGCACAGTTAAGGTTGGCTGCTGCCCTAAAGAGTGCCACAGGGGCTACAAATGCCCAAATAAAGGCAACTGAGGATTACATAACACAAACACAATTAGCCACAGGTATAACCGACAATGAATTGAGAGCATCATTCCAGAGATTGTCTGTTTCAACTAAGGATGTAACCCAATCTCAAAAACTGCTTACCCTTGCAATTGATGTATCAAAGGGAACTGGGAAAGAGCTTGGCACAGTTGTTGAAGCATTATCAAAAGCCTACGAAGGACAAGATACAAGACTTGCTAGATTAGGAATCGGTTTAAGCCAAGCCGATTTGAAGGCAATGGACTTTACCGAAACTACAAAGGCATTGACCAATCTTTATGGTGGCGCAGCAGCTGCAAACGCTGAAACATTCCAAGGCAGAATTGATCGATTAAAGCAAGCCTTTGCCGAAGCGCAAGAGGAAATTGGTTATCGATTACTTCCATTTGTTGAAAAATTTGTTGATCTTATTGTTAATCAGGTAGTCCCTAGATTGCAAGAGTTTGCTGCATACTTTGATCCAATTAAGCAAGCCATTAAAGACAACCAAGAAGCATTTGATGCATTTGGTCGATTCATAACTGATGTCATCATTCCTGTTTTAGTTACTGGCTTAGGAGCAGCCTTAAAGACTATTGGAGTTATTGCAGGTGGAATTGTTGATATTATTGGCAAAGTTATATCTGCAATTCAAACAGCTGTTGATAACGCTATTTCAGGAATTAATAGATTGATTAGTGCTTACAATGCAATTCCTGTTTTGCCAAACATTAGCCAAGTAGGTGCAAGTGCAGGAGTATCAACTGCTGCATCATCAGGTGCAACCGCTGCTGCTCAAACTGCTACAGCTGCTCAATTGGCATCAGGTGCTGCAAGGGCTGGCACAACAGTAAATAACATTACAGTTCAAGCCGTAGATTCTGAGGGTGCTGCTAGAGCAGTTGCTAAGGTCATTAATCAGAGTTCATCAAGATCAGTTCCACAGCTCTATAACAGCGGCATCACTAGAGCGAGATAATGTCAGTTTTTACGCCTGAATATAAGCTGAGCATCAATGGTGTGGAATACACTAATGTTGCGATCTCTGATATTGCTCATCAAGCAGGGCGTGAGGATATTTATGCCCAACCAACGCCATCTTATATTCAGATCACAATTGTGGCTTTAAACAATGAAAACTATAATTTACAAGTTAATGATGGAATAGCCTTACAGGTAAAAGACAGCACCAATGCGTTTGTGACTTTATTTGGTGGCAACATTACAGATATCACAACCGAGGTTGCATCAGCTAGTAGCATCGCAGAAACCTTTACTTATACGATCATTGCTTTAGGTTCATTGGCTAAATTGCCGAAAGTTATTTATGACGGCACATTGGCTCGAGATGATGATGGCGACCAAATTTATGAATTGCTTGCTGATTTATTTCTAAACAATTGGAATGAAGTTCCAGCAGCTGAAACATGGGCAGGATATGACCCAACAATTACTTGGGCAAATGCTGAAAATCTAGGACTTGGCGAGATCGATCGTCCTGGAGTTTATGAAATCATAGCAAGAGGATCAGATCCGGATACTGTCTATAACATTGCAAGTCTTATTGCTGATAGCGCATTTGGTGTCTTGTATGAGGACAACGAAGGTCGCATTGGATATGCCGATGCTTTACACAGACAGAATTATCTTGCCAACAATGGCTACACAGAGATTTCAGCAAACACAGCCTTTGGAGCAGGATTAAAGGTTTTGACTAGGGGTGCGGATGTTCGCAATGACATAATTCTTAACTATGGCAATAATTTTGGTTCACAGAAAAGCGCAATTGATTTAGACAGCATTGCAACCTTTGGTTATCGAGGCGAAACGATCAATACAGTTTTGCATGATGCCACCGATGCTCAAGCTGTGGCTAATCGCTTTATTTCGCTTAGATCCTATCCAAGAGCCTTGTTTGACAGCATTACATTTCCATTGACCAACTCAGCCATTGATGATGCAGACCGAGATGCCTTGCTTGGGATCTTTATTGGTCAGCCAATGCGAATAACAGACTTGCCGGTTCAGATAGCCCCATCAGGACAGTTTGAGGGTTATGTGGAAGGTTGGCGTTGGAGCACTAGATTCAACGAATTATTTTTAACCATAAATCTGAGCCCGATCGAATTCTCTCAAGTTGCAGTTCAATGGGAGCAAGTATCAGCCTCAGAGGCATGGAACACTTTATCCGCTATACTAACATGGGAAAATGCGATTGGAGCAGTAGCCTAATATGGCAAACACTACGAACTATAATTGGGAAACACCGGACGACACCGATCTGGTTAAGGATGGCGCAGCTGCTATTCGCACGCTTGGTTCATCT